ACTGGTGGCGCGTACTCTGTAGCAATCGCTTAACTAAATCTCGCCGGCAACGGCCCGACACGAAAGAGGCAAGATGCAATTAAGACTTAAAGCCACATTTAATGATGGCACAATAAACGAGGTAGTAACCAACCTCTCAACGATTGTTGCGTGGGAACGCAAGTACAAACGCAAAGCGTCAGAGATGGCATCGGGTATTGGTGTTGAGGATTTGGCTTACTTGTGTTACGAGGCGACACGCGCAGGCGGTACAACAGTGCCGGGAACGCTTGACCAATTCATTGCACTAGTTAAATCGATTGATGTACTTGAGTCATTAGACCCAAAAGCCGACCCGGATCAGTAAGGCGAGCGCTGGCAGAAATCCTTGTTGCCACCGGTTACTGGCCCGGAGAGATTACATTTGAGGCAGACGACATGAACGCTGTAATCGAGATACTTAACAAGCAACACGGCAAGCGCTAATGGCTGGCGTAACTGCTGTAAGAATTGTTGGCGCTCGAGAGATATTAAAAGAACTTAATTCTTTTGATGCTAAATACCGTCGACAAATTACTAAAGATATTAAAGCCAGTGGCGATGTAATTATTAATGATGCACGTTATTTAATTAAAACTTTTCCTAACTCATTAAATAACGGCGCACCTTTGTCTGGCATGGTACGCGGCAACATTATTAAAGGCAGACCTACTCGATGGAATAACGATTTAGCACGTCAAGGTTTTAAGGTTAAGGTTGGTCAGGCTGCTAGCAAAGAACGGTATGTGACATTTAAGCGCACTACTGATGGTGTAGTTACTCACTCTGAACAGATTGCTTATGGCGCTAAACCTTACGGTCTGATGGTCATACAACAGATTGACCCGGCTGGCGCGATCTTTGACCATGCAGGTGTACGAGGCGGTAATTCTCTATTTGCAACAAACCTAACTAAAGAGGCTGGCAGAGCGCCACGCGCAATTGATATTGCCGTAGCAAAAAATAAATTACAAGTAACAGAGGATGTACGCAAAATCTTGCAAAGAGTTGTAGAACTCATGAACAGAAACATTGAGAGACCCAATGGCAATTAACATACCAATCATTTCCAGTCTTGGCGGCAAAGGTTTTGAGCAAGCCATTCTGCAACTAAAACAATTAGAAACTAACGGTCAAAAAGCCGGATTTGTATTAGAAAAGGCATTTGTGCCGGCAATTGCCGCATTGGGTGCATTGGCTGTTGCCGGTGGTTTTGCTGTTAAGGCAGCCATCGAGGATCAAGAAAGCCAAGTCCAATTAGCACAGGCACTTAAAAACACTGTCGGTGCAAGTGACGAAGTAATTGCAGCAACAGAAACAATGATCACGCAGATGTCTCGAGCATCCGGTGTTGCAGACGATGAGTTGCGACCAGCCTTTGCACAACTTGTGAGAGGCACAGGTTCACTTACCAAAGCGCAAGAGGCCATGACTTTGGCAATGGACATCCAAGCCGGCACAGGTCAAGACTTACGCGCTGTCACTGACGCATTGGCCGCAGCCTACGCAGGCAACCTCAAAGGCCTAAAAGGATTGTCTCCAGAGATCACAAAGATGATTAGAGACGGTGCAGGTCTTAGCGAAGTTGTAAAAGTACTCGGCAACAATTTTAAGGGTGCAGCCGACGTTGCCGGCAAAAGCGCTAAAGGCCAACTTGCATTAATGAACGGTGCATTTACCGACATGAAAGAAAGTCTAGGTCTGGCATTGCTGCCTGCGCTCGAGGCCGTCATACCAATGCTTGTCAAGTTCTCTGACTGGGCTGCAAACCACGTCAATGTTGTAATTGCTATTGGCACAGGCATTGCAGGTATTGCTACAGCAATTGCAACGTATGTCGCAGTACAAAAGGCCGCTAACGCTGTAATGATTGTCGCCACTGCACTTAACTGGGCAATGGCTGCATCGGAAACGGCAAAGAATACTGCCATGACACTAGGTGTAGGTGCAGCCGCTATTGCTGCCGGTCTTGTCGTGGCAATGGGTGCGTTGACAATCTTTAAGAATAAAACAAAAGATTTAACAGCCGCACAGGTTGAGCAAAACAATGTAGGCAAAGAAACAAACTCACGACTAGGCAGTACCTCAGAGTTGTTATTTGGCTCTAATGCAATGCAACTTAAAGCCGCCTATGCAACAGCATATACAACTGAGAAAATTAAAGAACAAGATAAAGGTCTAGGCGGTCTTAGTGATACCACTAAAAAAGCCGCAGACAAACTTAAAGAACTAAAAAAAGCCGCAGAGGATGCCGCACAAACTTTAAGAGAGGAAACAGCCAAAGCCGTTAAAGAGGCCGCCGACACATTAAATCAAGATTTGCTCGAGTCATTAGACAAAGCCAAAACAGGATTAATGGATGCACGAGAGGCATTTAACGATTTTGGAAAGTCCGTCTCAGATGGTATTAAATCTGCGTTTAGTTTTGCTGACGCAAAAGAGGCTGGAGACGAAACAGGTGCAGGTTTTTTACAAGGTCTACGCGACCAAGTGCAAGGCATTATCACCTACGGCACAGATGTTGAGACGCTACTTAAACGTGGTCTATCGCAAGAGAGTCTGCAGGCGGTCTTGGCTGCCGGCGGTGAGTCCGGTGCAGCCATTGCACACGAATTGGTACTTGGCGCACAAGAAAACATTACAGGGCCAGAGGGTGTCAACGCTCTAGTCAAGTCGGCTAACGACGTTGCAAATCGCATAGGTCTCAATGCTGCCGCGCAATGGTATGGCGCAGGTGTCACAAGCGCTCAAGAATACCTTAAAGGTGTTGAGGATGCGTTTGCAGTCGCACAATCAAGACTTAACGCAGCCGGCTCAGGCTTGACACTTGCAGACGTTAAAGGCATTGGTGCAGGTTTCTTTGACCAAGTACAAAATGGATACACAGCCACACCTCTTGAGCAATTTCAGCAAGACGGCGGCGGCCTATCAATGGGCGCTGGCATCAACATCGTTTACAACATTAATGTCAGCGGCGTAATGAGCAACGCACAAACCGGTGAGGAAATTGTTAACAACATCCGCGCGTTTAATCGCGCTGCCGGCCCTGCCAATATTTCGGTTGCCTAATGACTACAGCAGTCATCGAGAGCGGCAATTACGAACTGTTTATCGATACAGGGTTTATGCTCAATGCGTTTACACTTGACGACCCCATTCGAGCGGTGCTCAATAACACAACCTATGTCTTAGACGGTGTTTCAGAGTTTGCACCAATGCTCGAATACTCAACCAATGTCAACATTAAACGCGGTAGGCGCGATGTAGGCGATCAGTTTACTGCTGGCACAATGTCATTTAACCTTAACGATACTTTGGCTGGCGGCACGCTTAACCCTTTGTACTCGTCTAGTCCGTATGTCGATCCGGCAGGACAGTTTACATTAGCGCCATTGCGTCGTGTATCGTTTGGCAGATACAACAGTGCAAATACATTTGTAGCGTTATTTGTTGGGCAGATTGTCAATTACGATTACAACTACGAACTAGGCGGTCAAAATACCGTCACTGTTTATTGCGCTGATGATTTTTATTTGTTAGCCCAAACCGCTTTGGCAGAGTTTAATGTAAGCGAGCAATTGTCTAGTGCTCGATTATCAGCCGTCTTGGATTTGCCAGAGGTTGCATACCCGGCACTTAGCCGTGACATTGAGACAGGCACACAAACACTAGGCGGCGCTGCCGCATACACGGTTGCTGAGGGTACAAACGTCAAAGCATACATTGACGAAATACAACAGGCAGAGCAAGGCCGTATTTTTATGTCAAGAACAGGCGACTTGACCAGTCAGCCTCGAGTGGGAAATACAATCTCGGGCAGTGTCGCAGACTTCCACGATGACGGCACAAACATCCCTTACAACTCGTTAGGCATCATTTTTAATGCCGATGTGATTGTGAACAGGGCAAGTATCCAACATCTAGGTGCTACCAGCCCACAGGTAGCCGATGACGCAGCCAGTCAAGCCAAGTACCTAATTCAGAACGTAAGCATCACTAACAGCCTGTTACACAACGATGCAGCCGCTCTCACGCTGGCAGATTACCTACTTGTAGGCGAGCCAGTAGCCACGTTTAACGCCGTGCAAACCGATTACCTGATGCTGACTACAGCCCAACGTGAGGCGCTGGCGCTAGTAGATATTGGCGACACCATAACGATAACTAACACAATTACTGGCGGTCAGGTAGCCCAAGAGTTATCGGTTGAGGGCGTAGAAATATCTGTCAATATTAACAACGGTCATCGAGTCACGTTCTATACGGCCAGCACTGTGATTGTTTATGAGTTCATCCTGAATGACCCGATTTACGGTAAGTTAGGGATACAAGACCCACAGCCAGTTTTAGCGTAAAGTAGGAACTATGCCAAACGAACAGACCTCAGTACCGTTATTTGCTAGCGGCGAGGTATTGACTGCTGCAAATATGAATATTAGTGCTGGCACAGGCGTACCTGTATTTACTAATACAACTACGCGCGACGCTGGATTTGGTGGCGCAGGCGAAAAGGTGCTTGCTGAAGGTCAACTTTGTTATTTATCTAGTACGAATGTTGTGCAGTATTACGACGGCGCGGCGTGGGCTACTGTCGGGCCTAGTAGTGCAATAACTGGCGCAACTGCACAAACAAATTCTACACAATCAACTACTAGTACAACCTATGTTGATTTAGCAACGGTTACTTCTGTAACGGTCACTACTGGAACAAGTGCATTTTGTGTTTGGCATGCGGCTTGCGCAAACGGTAGCGCTAATGTCGGCGTTTATGTTTCTGTTGCAGTATCGGGCGCTTCAACTGTTGCCGCTACCGACAACATTACGAACTTGATACAAACACCAAGTTCTAACATTGGTGTTTATATTCCAATGTCAAGCGGCCACATATTTACGGGATTAACGGCTGGAAGCAATACTTTTACTATGAAGTATCGCACCTCATCAGGAACAGCAACATTTGATACAAGAGGCATACAGGTAATTACTTTATGAACACATCTGTTTTGATGACCGCCGCACACGATTTAGGTTATGACCTTACTTTTACTATTGAGCAAGATGAAAGAATGTGGATAGGGAAAGACAACGAACGAAACTATTTAACAACCGCGCAAATCACCGCATTAACAAAACGCGCTAAAGAATTAGAAGCCGACAAAGCCACAGATAAAGCCGCGTTACTTGACAGGCTAGGAATTACAGCCTATGAAGCCGCGCTACTACTTGGCTAGTGTCATGCTTGCACTTGCCCTGACCGCTTGCGAAACAACACGAACCAACGCACCACTAAAAGTACGCAACACCGCGTTGACACGCTGCTCGACTATTCAACAATGCGAAAGGGTCAGCAATGGCTAAAGACAAAGCAGAGATTGAGCACCTGCACGCTCGCATGATTGTGTTTGTTGGCTGCACCATTGCAGTCACATTTGCAATCACCGTTATTGGTTTTGTTTACGGCCTGCTATTTGTTACGCAACCGTTAGAGCAATCACCAAATGACGCGCAATTTATTGACTTGCTATCCACGTTGACAGTATTTATGACTGGCACACTGTCTGGTCTTGTAGCCGCAAACGGTCTAAAGCGCAAGCCAGCCGAGCCACCGACACCATGAGCATTATCGCTGCCAACCCTAAAGTCATCGGCTCTAAGCCGTACACAGGCAACAGCGATGGCGCTGCCGCTGCACCGCTACCCGGCATGGATGAGTGGATTAGGCAAGCCATTAAATATGGTGGCGGCGCGTTTTGGAATAACGGCTCTTGGGGCGTGCGCGACATGCGCGGCAATCCCGGCTCATTATCTGTACATGCCACTGGTCGAGGCGTTGACTTGTCATTCAGGCCGTCAGAGCAACACCTAGACGCAAACCGCAAAGGCACTATTGCGTTTATAAACATTGTGTTAGCAAACGCAAACGAATTAGGCGTTGAATGCGTGCTGGATTATTTTCCTAAAGCATTTGGGCGTGGCTGGCGCTGCGACAGACAAGCGTGGAAGTCGTACAGCAAGCCAGAAATACACGGTGCACCGGGTGGCGATTGGTTGCACGTGGAGATAAATCCACAGATGGCAGACCAGCCAAACCTTGTAAAACAAGCGTTTCAGAGAGTATTCACCGAATTGCCACACTGATGCCCTAAGGTCGGATGACCGGCGATAAGGGGAGATGCAATATGGCTGATGCCAAAACATACGTATACGAGGTTTACACAACTCACCTAGACACAGATCAAATGGTGTTGGTACAGATATTCCGCGACCCTGATAACGGCAAAGTATTACACGCACAAATTGCGTTTAAGAGCGCTGTCGGTGACTCTTGGCAAACGCCTTACCAATTGGAGAAAAAATGAGTTATTTAGCAATCAAAATAGGTGCATGGTTTATTAGCGGTTTAGCAGCGTTTGTGTTGTTATGGGATGCCAGCAAACCACCAGAGCCAAAACTACAGCCGGGCGTACAGATTACTACCACGCTTAACAGTGTTGTGCCCACGTTGCCCACCGTTGCACCAACCACCACGTTGCCATACAAAGGCTGCATGGAATACTTAAACGATGCAATAGTGGCTGGCTGGCCAATAAGCGAGTCACCAACCATCTTGCGAGTCATACAACGAGAGAGCGCGTGCAACCCTCTGGCGCTCAACTCTAAAGACAGCAACAACGGCAGTCGAGGCTTATTCCAAATTAATGGCGTACACCAAACATGGCTAATCAAAGAGGGTTACATTAAAAAACTTGATGATTTATACAACCCAGATGTCAACATCCGTGCCGCGTTACACCTTTGGTCTAAGGTTGGCTGGTCGGCATGGGCGCTGCCCAACCCATGACCGACACACCATATCCCGAACCCGGCATCAGCCAAGAAACGAGACAAGCAATGTATCCCGATACTTACAGCGACAAATACAACAAAGTGTTTAAGGAGTTTATTGATGACATCTTTAGACCAAACCACATTGCTCGACCAATAGACCGGCTAGATGACCACTCAATCTTGCTTGATGAACTGGTGCTGATGTATGACGCACACATGACCATTGGCGGTGAGCAAAATAGATTTAACGCATCAGTGATACGCGCGGCCATTAATGTCATTAAAGCGCTGTAAATTATGTGGGCTAATGATGCGCGGCACACATCATGCAACTAATCCAAGCAAAGTGTTGTGGTGTCATCCCGGCTTAAAAGCCTGTGCTAAAGTCAAACCAATAAACCCGTTTAAGGAGACCCGACATGAAAACGAGTGACCATCCATCACTGCCCTACAACGGCAAAAGCGGCCACGTTGCAGCATCTAAAACATCTACAGCGCGCGCATTGCATGAGGATGCAACAGGTGTTACAGGTAAACGCCAGATAGCCATACTAGATGTCTTAAACACAGCAGAGTTTGGTAAAACATGGTCAGAGTTAGGCAACGATCTTAACTTGCATCACGGTCAAATATCAGGCGCGCTCTCAGTACTACACAACGCTGGTCGAGTGTTCGCATTACGGCGCGAACGAAATAACAGCCAGATTTACTACCATTGCAAATACCGCACATCATTTGGCGATTACGAGCGCTTAGATTTTCCAGTTAAAACAGCACACGCGCAAGCCTCAGACGCGCTAGATGCACTTTTGCAGGCTGTAGATCAGTTGCTTGAGTGCCAAACCATGCAAACAGTTGCAGCGGTACGTCACGCCAATGAAATGTACAAGGCGGTTAAACATGGCGTTTGATCTTGCACTTTACGAGACGGTGGCACAACGCTTAGTGCGTTGGTGGACAGAGTTTGACAACGGCCGCATCATCACCACTATCCATCACTATGACGGCTCAACCATCATCATGCGCGCTGAGGGATACAACAACGAGGACAGGCTTATTGCCACTGGGTATGCAGAGGAGATTTTTGGAAATAGTGCGGTTAACAAAACAAGTTTTTTGGAAAATTGTGAGACCAGCGCTATTGGTCGCATGATTAGCAATAGCAAGATTGGGCACACTGGGGAGCGCACATCGTCTGAGGAAATGGCAAAGGTTAACCGGCTTACGGCTACGCCTCGACCAGACTCACATGGCAGCGCTACAGCCAAACAGATTGGGTTTCTCAAGTCGCTTGCGCGCGGTAAGGGATGGGATGGTAAGCCACCTCCCCAAATCATCCCACGTTTAATACAAGTTGATGACTTGGCAGTTGAGACTTTGACCGCTGGACAGTGCTCGGCCGTGATAGATGGGCTAAAGAAATGAGCCGTCACGTTTGGCTTGCATTAGCGCTGGCCGTGTTATGCGCCGCGCTGATGGTGCGATCTGATAGAAAATAGAACTCACACAACTGGCAAGTAGCGAATACCTAAGCCTGTCGCAGGGCGGTTGGATGACCGGCGGTAACGCCGTTAGATCAGCGCGCACAAAACCTGATACACGAGAGGCGATGTGCAAAGCGTTGAGGCGAGTCGTAAACATAATCGACTAGATGTGCAAGGTAATCGGATTGAGGCAGCCCGATGGGTAGAGCATCATCACACTGTCTCACAACACACACACCAGTTGACATACACTAAACAAACCGACACAACAAAGGCACACCCGACATGACACACCACCACCAACCAACCGACAACAAGGCGCGTATGCGCCGCGTTAGCACAAGCGCAGCGCGTGAGCCTCATGCCTGCTAAACGACGATCAACAGAACACGCATCAGCCACATACCAACGCAACCGCAAACTCATACTGTCTGACAACCCACCGTGCCACTGGTGCGGCATCAACGCTGCCAGTGAAGCCGATCACCTCATCGAGACAGACAGAGGTGGCACATCAGAACTCGACAACCTCGTACCAGCCTGCCGCAAATGCAACGCAACACGAG